TTTGAACATTTAATAAAATCTTTGTGCGTTTTATTATGTGTTGATCTACACAATTCTACTTGTTTGCCATTTATTTTGAAAGCGCAAATTATTTGGTCAAAGAGCTCGTAATTTATTTTTTTTTCAAAGTAGGTTTTAATAAGATTCACCCAAAATTTCTGGCGTTGATTATTAGTGTAAATCATTATATTTTTACACTTTTTCGACGCCTTTTTAGTTTTCAAATATTCAAGTATAGACTCTATATTTGGTCTTATATATTCGGGGAACAAATCCAAAAGCTTATTAAAAATCGATTCATCAAATTCGACGCTAATATTTCTATCTTTTGCACAACAACACATTGATTCCCAAATTAAGCACAGTTGCGTAAAATATCCAAGCGTTTCATCTAAATCAAAAACCACTATTTTGTTGTTAGCATTCATCACTATTTTATTATTATATTTTTAAAAACTAAAATAAAATCACGGTAAAATAAAATCACAAAAATCACAAAAAGAAAAAAATAATAATAAAACATTATATAAAATAAATACTGTATAATGTCTTATAATTTGACTGATGCAGATTATAAAAAAATATTAGAATTTTATGAAGAACCTATTCCTAGAAGTAAACGCTTATTAAAAATGAACGCGGAAAATATTATGGCTTTGAAATTATGTGGCTGCATCAAAAAACTCGGCCCATTGGATCCAAAAACGGAACCCAGATCAATAGGTATTTGCACGCGTTCAGTGTTCAAAACAAAAGGTTTAAAACGCGGTACTTTTAAATGCAAAAATAAGAGAAAAATGCAAATGACAAAAATCTCCAGAAAAGGCATTTCCATTGGAACAAAAACGCGCAAGTCACACTAATATACTGGATTATTCAATAACTGCAATTGCAATAAAAAAACGAGAAAAATGCATAAATGATAAATGATAAATGATAAACAATAAACGATAAACAATAAATTTTCATTTTGCCAAATGGTCTAACGCGCTTAGCAATACATGTTCTTGGTCAGTTATTTTTTGAAATATCAAATTTTCTTCTAATTTGAATTGATGATGTTTGTGCATAAAGTTCTTGCAAACGACGAAAACGCCCTTATCTGTCACTTTGAATTCGCAAAAAATTGAGCCCTTTGTCAAGTCCAATTTATCTGGATTTGAAATGGGAATCCATCGAATAAAAGCACCATAGCTCAGTTCATTCATTCCATCCACATATCTGTAATTTCTCAACTTTTTTAGGATATCCAACAACTGTTCTTGAGAGAAACCGAGTTCTTTAAGTATGTCAATTTTAATATTCAAAATTTTATCATTTGTTAGATCTAAAAGATGAGAATTATCGTCATTATCTAGCGCTTTTAATAACTTGTCAACATCCATTGATTCGGTTACTATATTTTATATCAACAAACTTTTAATATAAAATATAAAAAATATAAAATAAAAACGCATTTACTTGGACTTTTTGTTGTTGTTGTTGTTGTTGTTGTTGTTGTTGTTGATGCAATCATTTTTGTAATTATTATATAGCTCTACACATTGGTCTTCATCTGGATATTTATAGTCTTTGAACATATTCTTTAACCATAACATGACTTCTTCATCATCAAATTTGTGTTCAAACAGCATCGCCTTTTTCAATTTATCCTCTTTATGTTGATTCTTCATTTGAACAAAATCTTGGCCTAAAATGAGTGACGCCAAAAATTTCATAAACTCTTTTCCAGCATTTGATTTATAATAATTGTGACATATGGTAATATACCATCGCGTTTTTTTGTTTTCAAGTGGCAACAGATTAACACCAATAATTAAATTTTTCTCGTTAAAGGTAACTTTCGACCAACTAAAAGTAGGAAAAACAAACATGTGAAAATTTTGTGTTGTGCGAACATTATCATTCATCGTTCTCATAACCGGATTCGAACAGTATTCAAATGATAAACCAACGCGGTCACCTCCAGGATATTTATATTCTTTTATATTTGATGGAGGTACAGTATTACCGAAACCCACAACCTTGTTGTGCACATATTCTGGATGTCGCAAATCCATTGTATTAAACGCGCTATCTGTAAGCGAAGCGTCCATGGTAATTTCCAAAAATGACCTTTCGTAATCAGGATTATTAAAAAAGGGAATACTATATGGTTTCTTTTTTAAGGGTTTGTAAGCCCAAAAAAGCTTGCCTTCGTGTTCTACGACTTCACCAAAGCGGTCCTCGTAAGAATTCTCCAGGCCGTGATACTGGCATTTCAAGCATCCACCACTAGTAATAATCCCATTGTCTAATTTGGAACCCATGTGTTTGCAAATATTAATGGCGGATGCAATTTTATTATCGGCAGATTTCCACAAGACCAGAGGCAATTCGCCAATATTTATTTTGTATGGTTTGGAAAAATCTATTTTGTCTTTAATCCCAATGCATATCCAGTGATTAAAAAAGTTTGGTTGTGGCGCCGGTTTATTACAAGTCAAAGAATAACTTGTGGAGCCCGGCATCATAAATAACAAAATTGATATAAATGAAAAAATATACATGATGTACTTATATTTAATGATATAATAACTTTATATCATTAAGCAACAATCATAATATTTGTTAAATATATTATTTCTAAATGGGCTTAAAGAAACGCCGCTCTAAAATCTTTAGCCAAAAGGAGAGCCAAATGCACTTCCGCCTCCAAAATTCGCTGCCATAGGCTCTAAAAATCCACCGTTTTGGAATCCCTCACCAGGTGTGGCCGCTCCAGGCATAGGAGTGTTTGTGTTTTGGTACATTGAATTGTAGTCGGGTGATTTTTGCTCGAGCGACATTGCGGGCAATTGGCTTATTGGCGTCGAATACAACGATTGGCTAACCGCATCCATCTGCGACTGCATCGAGTTTTGCGATTGTCCAGAAATGGGTTGGCTTACTTTTACACTCCCCTTGCCTTTGCCCTTTGCTTGAGGTTTCTTGGCGCCCACAGAACCGTCCCACAACTCACCTATGCGGTCAGTCAAAATTCCAACCTTCTCTCCCAACTTTGTTTGAAGACTCAAAGTAATCATCAAAACTGCTAAAACAATACATATTATGCTCATTTCGGGGTATTTAACGCCGCTGTATGTAGGAACATATGTTATAATCCTGTTTATTAAGAGAAGCCCTAAAAATATCACCAAAATTTGAATGATAACTTCTGCTAAAATTTCAAAGGATCCTTTCTCTTCGACCGCCTCCGGAACATATTTTTGACTCAGTTTATTCAATATTATTATAGGAACAACCGCCAATAAAGAATATTGAATCAAATTTAACATTTCCGCTTTTGAATCATCTTCAAAATTAAATACATGCTTTATAAATCCTGTTTTTGATGATGCACTTTTTGATGTTTCGTCGAAACTTTCCATATGATTTATAAAAAGAAATTAAATTAAAAAACTTATTAAAAGCAATTTAATCCTTAATAATATATATTCAATGATTAAGAACTTTGTCGGAAACTTACCCAATCAAAATAATGAAGAGCAGCAATATCTTAGTCTCGTTCGTCATATTTTATCAAATGGTTCCTTGGAAGCTGGGCGAAACGGCAACACACTTTCAATATTTGGTGCGGCTTTGCATTTTTCTCTCGAAAATAATAGAATCCCCATACTTACTTCTAAAAAGGTCGCGTGGAAAACTTGCTTAAAAGAGTTGCTCTGGTTTATTCGCGGAGAAACCAATAACGCTCTTTTACGGGAACAAAATATTCATATATGGGACGCTAATGCATCTCGCAATTTTTTAGATGGTCGCGGATTAACGCATTTGGAAGAAAACGATTTGGGGCCCGTGTACGGACATCAATGGCGACATTTTAATGCACCTTATACAAATTGTCGGGCGGATTATAATGGCCAAGGTATAGATCAGTTGCAATATATTATAGATTCTTTGAAGGACCCAGAAAAGCGGTTCTCGCGGCGATTAATAATGACTGCGTGGAATCCTTGTCAAGTTGATGAAATGACGCTTCCGCCTTGCCATGTTATGTGTCAGTTCAATGTTAGCCAAGGTAACAAGTTGTCTTGCGCTCTTTATCAGCGTTCCAGCGATGAAATGTGTGGCGCACCCTTTAATATTGCCTCTTATTGTTTTCTTACACATTTGATCGCCAAGCACTGCGGTTTAGAAGCCTATGAATTTATTTATACCAAGGGCAATTGTCACATTTATGAGGAGCACATTGAAGGCGCACAACTACAAATTGCTAGAAAAGCATTTCCGTTTCCCACTGTTTCCATTAATCGCGTTTGTGACAACATAAATGATTACAGTGTCGACGATTTTGAAATCCACAATTATCAACATCATGAACCAATTAAATTCAAGATGATTGCATAATTGCATAACCATCTTTTGTAAACTTGTGAAAAACTAATTTATTTATATTATTCTTAACGCTTCTTTTTTTGTGTTTTCTTCGTCTTTTTTGATTTTCTCGATCTCTTTGACTTTCTTGGTCTCTTTGTTTTATTCGATTTATTTATTTTCTTAACTTTTCTTGTTTTTTTTCCTCCCTTTGTTGCAAAATCTATTAAGTCTATTATTTTTTGTTTATCTTCCCGGGTATAATCATGACGATATGGTGTCATTGTTTTGTTCCATTTCCACATATGTTCAATCTCGCCGTAAGTGTATTCTTTTCCGTCGCTTAATTTTATTCTCACAGCGTTTTGTTGTGTTGGTTGCAAAGTCATTGCATTTCTGCCTCTTTTTGCTGGAGGCATTTCAAAACTAGTAGCACTGCGTTTAGAACGCGTTCTATCGGCGATGCTTTTTGCAACGCTTTCTGGAGCCACTTCTTCTTCCGGAACAGGTTGTTCACGATCTTGATAATTGTTTACATAAAACTCATTCATATTTTCAGCCCATAAAGTTACCCATTCCATTAAAGGTTGAATTGTCTCTCTGTAATCGTCATAATTTACATTCTCTCCAGTGTCTATGTTTATTCCTTGACACACATCTATAAATGATGTTAAATAACCAATCTCATCGGGGTCATCACGATATCTGTTATTTATATAATCTAGTAAAAATCGTCTATGGTTCTGAACAAAATTGATAAAAAGTCCAGTTGTCAGATTTTGATAATTTTCTTCGGGAATGTGTTGATATTGTTGTTCTTCATCTTGTTCAACCTCCATTTATATTTTAGCAATATAATAATTAATAATTATTGATTATTAATTATTAATTATTGAATCATTGAAAAACGCGCGTAAATAATTTAGAAACAATATGTTTATAATTTTTATTGATGAGTGGAAATAGAGCAAACGCAGCAGCTATTCAAAGACGCACCATGGGAGCTCAAAGCAATGTGGCTCCTCCTGGGGGACAAAGACCTCAACAGGGTCAACAACCGCGAGGACAACCTCAACAAGGTCAAGGACAACAACAATTACGAGGACAACCACAGCAGAGACCGCAAACGCAGCCGCAACAAAGACAACAGCAGCAACAACAGCCCGTACAACAGATGCAACAAATGCAACAACCGCAAATGTCTGTATCGGATGCAATTGGGCTTATTACTCTTCGTTTAGGGCGCGTTGAAACTTATATTAAACAAATGCCTCCGCTTGATCAAATTGGAATGAATTCGAGTGAAGAAATAGGTGAAAATATGCGCGTTGTTGACGAGGCGGTTTTTACCAACATTGTTGCTCGATTAGAAAAAATGGAACAAACCCCAATTGAATCTGCAGGCGTTGTTGACGATTCGGTTGTTGACAACATTGTTGCGCGTTTAGAAAATTTGGAACAAGCCCCAAATGAACCGGTGAGCGTTGTTGACGATTTGGTTGTTGCCGACATTGTTGCTCGATTGGAAAAATTGGAGCAAACCCCAAATGAACCTGTGAGCGACGATTCAAAGGCGTCAACTGAATCGGTCGTTGAACTTAAAAAATATGTTGCATCTTCAGTGGAGGCATTAACTGTAGAACTTAGTCAGGTTAAAGCCTTGTTAAATTCGTTGCAAGCATTTACTTGCGATTTTGTTCTACTAATGCAAACTAACCAAAAGTTAACGGACCGTGTTTTTGAAGAACATGATAAAACAGAACAGCAAAAGTATGAAGAACAACAACTCGCCCTTGAAGAAGATGGTCAAAAAAACGAGTCAACCGATATTTCCCAAAATGATGATTCTGAAATTGTTTCTGAAAGCATCGATCTAAAAGCATTTGTTGAATCAGCAATGTAATAAAACGCAAAGCAAAGCAAGGCAAAAAACATAAACTATTAAAATAATATTTTATGTTTTTATAATCATAAAGAAAAATTGCTTTTGTCACCTCTTTCTTGCAACGCCACGGAACCTCTATGCATTGCCACACTTTGTGAATTTCGTTGTGAACCTAACTGACCAGCCATTTGAGAATTTCGATAGGCAATTTTCGACGACAAATGTGGAGTAAAAACTGGATGTTGATTTATAGACGGCCTGGGACTTCTATTATAAAAATGATGAATATCTTCATTTGCATGGTTAACTGAATAAACTGGCTCGGGTTCTTTTTGCTTATTCGAATAATGAGTGCTCCAAATTTGATATGGCGATAATTTGTCTTTTTTCTTGTTCGCAAAAAATATGCATGCAAATATTAGCACAAATACTATAATTATGCAACCTACTCCCACACCTATTGCAGTGGTAGAGACTCCTGACTGTGAATTTGATGCGCTGTTTATAGAAGATGCGCCCAATTCTGTTGTTGAAGACGGAGAAAGAGTTGGTGCGTTTGTAATTATTAATCTTGTAGGTGCAAAACTGGGTGCAAAACTGGGTGCAAAACTGGGCGCAAAACTGGGCGCGGCGCTTGTAGGAGCCTGTGTTTTTTGTAACGCAGTTGGATTTGGTGTTAATGACGGATTGCGAGTTGGAAAAGAGACCGTTAATACAGTTTTTAATAAAGTTGGCGAATAACTTGGAATCCTTGTTAGTACACTGAACATTGACAAGGTTGGAACGCGCGTTGGACGAAAACTGTTTTGAGAAACTGGTGCTCTTGAAAATGCTGCCCAAGTAATTCCACTATCGGGAATCATTGTTGGAAAACCGGCAACTGTAGTGGGAGAAAATGTTGGCGTTGGACTCGGTCTTGGGCTAGGTCTTGTGCTAGGTCTTGCGCTAGGTCTTAAAGACGGAGTCGCACTAGGTCTTTGTGTGGGTATTTTACTAGGCGATGCAGTTGGAAATCTGGAGGGTCGAAGTGTTGGAATTGAACTTGGTTGTCTTGTTCTAGTTGGACCAACTGTTGCAATAAAAGTAGGTCTTCTTGTTGGACGAATTATTGGCACCCTAGTTGGTCTTACTGTTCTAATGGATCTACTTCTTCTAATGGGTCTTCTAACTGGTCTTCTAACTGGTCTTCTAACGGGTCTTCTATTTGGTCTTCTAATTGGTCTTCTAACGGGTCTACTCCTACTTTTTCTAATGGATCCACTTCTTCTAACTGGTTTACTAATTCTCCGTTTAGGTCTTGTTGGCCGCCTTCTGGGAGATATCGCGTCGTCCGTTCTAGAAATAGGGCGCATCCTAATAGGTATATGTGTAGGTGTAGAAGATTCATCATCTGTATTTGTTGGTGCAACTCTAGTAACCGGTTTTGATCCATCGTCTGTAGTAGTTGCGGGTCTTGTTGCAGGTCTTGTTGCGGGTCTTGTTGCAGGTCTTGTTGCAGGTCTTTCAACTGGTCGCTTTTTAACTGGTTTCGAGTCGTCTGTATTTGCGGATACAGGTATAGTCGTAGGCCTGGCAACCGGTTGGCGTTTTATAATGGGACTAGGCGACAGCGCATCATCTATCCCAGAATTATTAGAACCATCATCCATAGAATCAGAACCAGAACTAGAACCAGAACCAGAACCAGAACCAGAAGAACTTGTACTTTTACCCGGTCTTTTAGATTTAGAATTATTCTTAGTTTTTACCAGTGTCTTGGATGGTTGACTATTTTTTGACAGTCTACTTGTTATTGGGCGTCTTCTTCGAGTACCACCTCTTAAATTGGAAGGCCTTTGTTGTTTTAAACCTTTTCTTATCTTTATACAGTTTCCGGTATTTCCACCCACATTTTTTTTTAACCAATCGCGACCCTTATTCACCGCATTGTTGACTACATGTCTAGTAACATTATTAACCTTATTTGCAAGATCATCAAAAATATTTGCGCACGGTTTTTCAGAAGAATCATCATTTGAACTCGGAGGTTTAGTTCTTAGTCTTTTTACTCCGCGCGACAATGATTTACTCTTGCTTTTACCCTTTTCTTTTTCTCTTCCGCTGCTTTTAGGAGGATTAGTTGTTGTTTTTTTTGATTTATTAATTTTTGGCTTACTAGTTTTTCTATTTGTACTTTGACTTGAAGGTTTGGCTATTTTTCTACTATTTTTTGCATATTTTAATGGTGACAATTTAACTTTTTTTATGGAGCCAATTTTTCTCACTCCACCAACTTTCGACTTAATCTTAAATTTTTTAATGGAACCAAGGTTCACGCCCTTTTTTTTTCCATTGCAAAAATTGCTAAGACCATTCTTTAAACATTGAAGTCCTTTTTTAATCGCAATTTGTTTGATTTTTTCTCCTGCTGCCATCTTTAAACCAGCAACCCCGCCAGTTTTTACAATGGCGGCAACCTTTAAGCCAACC